AAGTTATCAAGGAAGATACTATCAACAAATGGGACAAATTAGGATTCTTAGAGGGTCTTAAAGGTCACGCAAAGGAAAACATTGCTCAGCTTTTCGAAAACCAAGCATCATATTTGATCAATGAGGCTGCAACAACTGACTCATCAGGTTCTTTCGAAACTGTAGTTTTCCCAATCGTTAGAAGAGTTTTCTCTAAACTTCTTGCTAATGATATCGTTTCAGTACAAGCTATGAACCTACCAATCGGTAAGTTGTTCTACTTCGTACCTCACATTCAGAGATATCAGTCTCCGAATGAATTATTACCACAAGATGGTGGTGATCACTACGCACCTTTTGGAGCACCTAACGGACCAGCTTCACAAAATGCGGGTTACAACCAAAATGACAAAGATCTTTACGATCTTTTCTATGAAGGTAACGAACCAGATTTGGATCCTCCAGGTCTATTCGACTATTCTAAAGGTACATTCTCTGCAATGACATACACAGCTTCAACGCAAGTATGGGATGCAGCAGGAAACGCACTTATCCAATCAGGATACGCAGCTGGTACTTATAGAAAAGTAATCATGGCACTTTCTGGTTTCCAAAGTGCAGGTCAAGGTCAATTGATCGGACCAGATGGTAACGAACAAGATACTGAAGCTTTCTTAGCTTCTTTACAAGTTCTTCCAATCACTAACGCAACTGCAAACGGATTCTCAGGTGTATCTTCACCTGTATTATTCAGAGTTGTAACACAGGTTTACGGTAAAGGTATTGTACAGTATGGCGGTCAGTCAAACACAACATTCCCTTCTACAGGTAATGGTGGTTCATACAACAACGTTTGTGATGCTAACGGTGTAATTTATCTTGAAGCTGATCTTCAAGTTCCTTGTGAAGTAACATCTTCTTCACTTGATGGTTATTCTGGATACACTACAACAGTGAACACAGATTACAACCAAGCATTCAAGTGTAAGTACAGAGTTTACAAAGAAATGGAATTCGAAGACAGATTGGGTGAGGTTTCTTTCGATCTACAGGCTGTAACAGTTTCTGTAACTGAAAGAAAACTAAGAGCTCAATGGTCACCTGAATTGGCTCAAGACGTTGCGGCATTCCACAACATCGATGCTGAAGCTGAATTAACTGCTTTGTTATCAGAGCAAGTTGCAGCTGAAATTGATAGAGAGATCCTAAGAGACCTTAGAAAAGGTGCAGCTTGGAACTTAAGATGGAACTACAACGGATGGAAGCAATTGGGTAACAATGCAGTACCTTATACACAAAAGGACTGGAACCAAACGCTTATCACAGCAATCAACCAAATTTCAGCTCAGATCCACAAATCAACTCTAAGAGGTGGTGCTAACTGGATCGTTGTATCTTCTGAAATCAGTGCAATTTTTGATGACTTGGAGTATTTCCACGTATCAAACGCGGCTCCTGAGCAGGATCAATACAACATGGGTATTGAAAGAGTTGGTACTCTTGCTGGTAGATACCAAGTTTATAGAGATCCTTACTTCCCACCAAACCAAGTGTTGTTGGGTCACAAAGGAACATCTTTACTTGACACAGGTTATATCTACGCACCATATGTACCTTTACAACTTACTCCAACAATGTATAACCCATTCAACTTCACACCTATCAAGGGTATCATGACTAGATACGCTAAGAAAATGGTTAACAACCGTTTCTATGGTAGAATCACAGTTGATGGAGTTAGAACATTCGATTTGAGAGAGTTGAGATAATATGGTCTAACCAAAATATAAAAGGGTCCTTCGGGACCCTTTTTTTTTATATCAGATATTTATAAACATGATCAAACAAAACTTCAATATAGATTCGGTTGAGATGTCGAGAATTTTACAGATGCACGAGAGTGCGACCAAAAATCATTATCTGATAAAGGAACAAAGACAGCCCGAGGTAATCACAAATACTGAGACTAAAATAAATAAATTCCCTACAACAAACTTGGGAAATAAGTTTGAATATGGGAAATATGACTCACCAACAGTGAAGACTGCAATAGAACAATTGAAGCCTCAAATTGAAAAATTTATACAAGATAGTGACTCGAGTAACTTTACAATCAACATATCAGCAGGAGAATCGAGGGTTACAAACCCGAAAGGTTTTGAGACTAAGGGAAGTTTGGCTTTGGCTAGAGCAAATAATGTAAAAAAATATTTCCAAGAATTGTTTCCCGATTTGATAAAGAAAGGGGTTTTGTTTATTAAATCACCGGAGTCCGTTGAAGAAGTCACAATCGGTAAGACTCCATATGGGGGTCCTGGTAGTGGAGATTTTAAAGATGAGGAAAAGAAGAAAAAATATAATCAAGAACAATTTGTAAATTTTGATATTGTCGGATCTGGTAGTAAAACAACAACTACAACAAAAACAAAAACATTCTGTAACGTTAAGCCATTACAGTCTGCGGGAGGATCACTTTCAGTAGATCAAGATTTTACTCAAGTAGTACCTTGGAATATCGGTAAAGGTGAAGGTAATCTATTTCTCTCGTTTGATACATTCTATATGCCCGATATAATTTATTTCGAATATAACGGAAAAACATATGGTGACACATTATTCAGAGGTAGTAGAACACCTGAATACAGAATATATGTTGGGACTGCACTATATGCAAAATATGGTCAAGCCGGATTACCTAAACAGATGGGACAAAATCAAATAACCAAATTAAATTTTAATGAAAATAGTTTGAAAGATGCGTTACCTGACATGAGAGCTTGGGGTTTGGAAGAATCTTTCAATAATACATTTGGTCCTGATTCTTCATTGAGTAATCCTGCGTATATGGATGCTTTTAGAAGATTCGACCAAAAGAGAGGGAATAACGGAGTTGATAGACTACTCAAAGATTTGGGACCTGATTTTCCTTGGGCAATTCTAAAATCAACGATTGGTGTTTCTTCTAGTGGAAAAATTGGGCCGATACCCAAAGTGGATGGGTTGGATACGATTAATATTATCAACGTCGCTCCTGTGGGCACCACTCAATGGAAATTGAATCTTAGTTGTGTTTAATGTGGGGTAATATTTTTGTATATCTTCTGAGTTGAAGTGAATATATTTTTTAGTAACCCTATCGTATGTTGTAAATTGAGTAATTTTTACAGTATCGTTCTCCACATACCATGAAATAAAAGTCACGTGTTTTTTTATAACTTTCGATACCGAATCTATGATTTGTATGCTTTCGTCTTTTTTTTGTGAAAAAGAATTGAATGAGATTAGAGATAAAATGATTATCAATATATTTTTCATCATGTGGGTTTTGTGACAAAGATAAAGAAATTATCTATTGTATCAAAATATTTTCTTACTATATTTATTTTTAGATTTTAGTTTATCAGTCCCCAGTCTTAACGACTGTTGAGTATTCACGGATACGATGGTATTGGTAACATAGTCAATCAACTATTGTAAAATTAAAAAAAATGAATTACGTACAAAGTGTGAGTAATCCGACTGCTCACGTAACAAAAAGAAAGTCGAGACTTAAAGTATATGGTGGTGTAAACCTATACATGAATGAAGGGGAAACATTCGAAATTGAACTCTACAACCCCAAAACAAATTCCATCTTAGCAAAGATCAAATTAAACGGAAAGTACATCTCCTCTACAGGTATCGTCATAAGACCTGGTCAGAGACTGTTTTTAGAACGTTTTTTAGACACTAATAACAAGTTTGTATTCACTACCTACGAAGTGGAAGATAATCGTCCTAATAGGGATGCAATTGCATTTAACGGTAATGTAGAGATTGAGTTCTACGATGAATCAACAAAACCAATTTATCCTCACTTAGTTGGTGGTAGTTGGGGATCTAGTTGGACAACGATAAACACGGGGTCTCCTTGGTTAGGTGGAAATATAACATACACAACTAATAGTATGGGAGTTCCCACCAGTAATGTGAGTTCTTTCTACTCTAATACAACACCCGAAGGTCCAAATGTCAGGAGTAAATTTGATACATCAAGAACCCCTCTGAGAGGTTCAAAAAAATCAATTGAGACCGGAAGAATAGAAAAAGGTGAATCTTCGGATCAAACTTTCACAACCGTAAATGAGGAATTCTCTTCTTTTGTTTCACATAAAGTGACTTATAAAATTTTACCTACAGGAACAAAAAACACTGAAGTGAAGGATATTGTGAATTATTGTTCTGAGTGTGGAAAAAAACAGAAGAAAGAATATAAATTCTGTCCTTCATGTGGTAACAAACTATAAATTTAAAAGGGTCCCGTGAGACCCTTTTTTTTTATACTTTATGATCGATTATTCTGAGTGATCTTGAAATTGCTTCAGATTCTTTAATATCATATAGACCATTCCTGAAAGCGTGTTGTAATGCTTCGGTCACTATCATTATAGCCTGTTCTTTTTTTAGGTTATCTAAGAATTTACCTAAAGATTCATTATCGGTATATTGAATCGTGTCAAATAAGAAATACGACTGAGTTGATCCTGTCATAATGTGTTTTTTTAATATTTATAATATAGAATTATGATTGTAAAAATAAATGAGACAACTAGAACCAAGGGTTCTGGAAGATATGAGATACCAATAGTAATGGGTCCCGAAGATTGGAAGAAAAGCAGTCTTCAACCCTTTACCAACGCAGTTTCTAATTATGTGAGCCCTGAAAACTCTCACGATTCGTACGATGGTGATATGGACCGAGACCAAAAACAAATTACAAAAGACGAAAAGTTTTATAAGAAGGTAAAAAAGATGTTGAGTCAAGCTTCGAATAGGAAAGATGATAAGGGTAACGATATTCATGGTTATCATCCTGAGACAGTAAAAAAATACAAAAAAAAGTTTAACATGAAAGAAGAAAAAGACATTGAAAAGATCCTTAAGGAGGACTTAGCCGTTTGGTTTGGAACTAAGAAAAAATCTAAAGGGAGTAAACAACCACAGGGGCCATGGGTTAACATTTGTCGTAAAGATAAAAATGGTAAACATCCACCATGTGGTAGACCAGAAGCCGAGGATAAGTCATACCCTAAATGTAGAGCCATGGGCGTTGCGAGAAGAATGTCTGACTCTCAAAAAAAATCTGCTTGTTCTCAGAAAAGGAGAGCAGAAAAAAAGGACACACAAACAGGTAGAGGTCAAAAACCTGTGATGACATCTTATAAACCGAGAAAAGAAAGTTTGGAGAGTATTATAAAGAAAGTCCTTAAAGAATCAATCAAGTCTACCTAAGATAGTCTTAAGAGAATGTTGAATATTTTTTCTTATTTCTATTTCTAATTCTTGTCGTCTATTTTCTAAGACCTGATCGAATTGTTGTGTGAGTCGGTCAAATTCCGTTGTATTTTGTAGATAAACACTGTAACTATAAACGTGATTAATAACATGGATGGTATAACTTTCCATCACAACATACATGTTTTTTTCCTCGTTTTTGATAATCCTCTTTCTTGAAATTGGGGAAAAACTAAGTTCGGATCCTGTGTTTGATATGAGTTTTTCACAAATTGCCGATGCCGAAATCTCTTCGTCTGAGGAGATTGGTTTGGGGTCGAATTTTTCTTTTAGGGTTAAAAACAACTTGTATAGTAGGTTGGGTATAATACCCACAACTTTTTCAGGTTTCATCTTGTAAATATAATTCAAAGAATTGAATTAACAATAGGTACCTGA